TATTAAAGTGATGGTATAATTTCATAATTCAAATCAATACATATTTTTTTCCATATTTGGTCTTGAATATAAAGTTTTTCTCTACTTTTTAATAAAGGAAAATATTTGAGATATTCGTTTAATCCGAGTATTTGAAAGAATTTATAAAGTACATAACTATATGATAAGAAATTCTTTCTATCTTTTGGACAATGTTTAAGAAATGGCGCTTGAATACTTCTAAACATATTACACAGTTTATCTTCTAATTCGGGACTAAATTGTGGTGTAGGTATTCCATTAATTCTATTTATAATATAATTAATATGTTCATAATATTTATTAATTCTTAATCTTTTAAGAATATCCCTCATTTTTAAGTAAGTTATTTTTTTCAAATCTGTAATTTTTTCTTTCTTAATTTCCGTTAGAATTTTTTCGAATATATCATCTGGTATATCAGTACTTTCTTTTCCCTGAACCTGATTACACCATTCTCTAAAATGATTAATTCTCTTATAGCAAAAATGTGATGTATCCTTAGTATTCTGTTTTAATATTGGTCTATTTTGTTCTACTAATAATAATTCTTGATACCCGCATATATTACACACTATTATAGCATCATACTGAAGACATGTCATATTATTTTTACATATTTTACATATTTCTATATTTTCCTCTTCAACAGTTCTTACATATCTATTATTAATTATAGCCATATATTTATCAACTAACGTACTTTTATCGCATATTTTGCTATTATTATCATTGTCACTATCGCTTTTTTCGTTCTCATTAATTTCGCATTTATCGCTAATAATAGATTTATTTTCTATCAATGTATTTTTACTATCTATATTATTGAGAGCCTCTAAGACATTTTTAGTATTATAATTAATATTATTATTACGTTTTTTTTTGGAATCTTTTTTATATGTTTTTGGTTTATTACATGTTTCCTTAATAAAATTAATATTTTGGTTAATATCTGATTGTTTATTTACAGTATCATAATATTGAAATAATATATCACTTGTATGTTTATAATATTCTATTTCATCTAAATTATTAAGTTCATTTAATTTTCCTTTAATATCTATAATTTCTTCATTTAACTCTATATTACTAAACCATAATTTACTATTAATTTCTTTATTAGTTGTACTATTAATTTGCCTTAATATCTCGCTTTTCTTTTCTTCGCAAAAATTTAATTTTTTAATATAATATATTTTTTCCTTATCGCTCCTTTCGAAATCCTTTATCATATTATTATGCATTGCATCCAATGTAACTGTTTCATTTATATCTGTCGTTATTTTTTTTTTAGATGACTTCTCTTTAAACATCATTATATTTGAATTATAAATATTAAGGTTTATATAATAAAATTTATTTTTGTGTCATATAATCTATATTTTTTTCTCCTCTAATAGTATAAAGAATATAGCGTAAATGGGTGGTGGTCTTCTTCAATTAGTTGCTTATGGTGCTCAGGATGTTTATTTAACTGGTAATCCTCAAATTACCTTTTTCAAAGTAGTTTATCGTCGTCATACTAACTTCGCTATTGAAGCCATTCAACAAACTTTTAACGGTAATGCTGGATACGGAAATACTGTTACCTGTCAAATATCCCGTAATGGTGATTTAATAAATCGCATGTATTTACAAGTTGATGTCCCTAAAAGAAAATCGGGTGCCACTACCGATGGAAGTACCTATCAAAATTATCTGGGTCTGCGTTTAATTAAGTCGGTCGTAATAGAAATTGGTGGTCAACAAATAGATAAGCATTATTCTGATTGGCTTTACATTTGGAATGAATTATCTCTTCCTATAGGCAAACGTTATGCATATGATACTATGGTTGGTGCTGATAAAGATATATTAAATTACAGTACCGATAGCACTACTTTATATATTCCTTTTGAATTCTGGTTTTGCCGCAATGTAGGTCTCGCTCTACCTTTAATCGCACTCCAATATCACGAAGTAAAAGTTAAAATAGATTTTGAAACTAAAGAGAAATGTGTATCTCATATTGCCGATTTTGACGAAGTTAAAAATATATCTTTATGGGCAGATTATATATTCTTGGATACTGATGAACGCCGAAGATTCGCTCAATTATCTCACGAATACTTAATTGAACAATTACAATTTACTGGTTCTGAAACTCTTGTAGCCGGTACTAATCGTATTAAATTAAATTTTAATCATCCTTGTAAAGAATTAATATGGGTAGCAAAACCTGTTCGCACTACCAATAATACCAGATGGTACGATTATAACTATGCCGATGAAGCGGATAACTCAACTGCTTCATCTTTGGCGGTAGACGGTTCTTCTAAATTCGGCGGTCAATATACTTCTAACTATTTAGTTATTTCAGATGTTAATCCTCCTCTATATAAAAATCCTTTCAAAAATGCTATACTTCAATTAAATGGCAATGACCGTTTTGCCGTAAGAGAAGGTGATTATTTCAATCACGTTCAACCTTTCCAACATCACACTAACGCCCCCATATTTAATTCTATCAATGTATATTCATTCGCACTAAAACCCGAAGATCATCAACCGAGTGGCACTCTAAATATGTCCCGCATTGATACCGCAACTTTGATGGTCACTACTGTACCAGAAGCCAACAGTTTGAAATACGAAGGTATTAATATATATGCTGTGAATTACAATGTTCTACGTATATTATCTGGAATGGGTGGCCTTGCTTATTCCAATTAAAAAAATAATAATTATAATAATTTGTGTTATATATTTCCCTTTTTTTTTTCTCCTCTAATAGTATAAAGAATATAGCGTAAATGGGTGGTGGTCTTCTTCAATTAGTTGCTTATGGTGCTCAGGATGTTTATTTAACTGGTAATCCTCAAATTACCTTTTTCAAAGTAGTTTATCGTCGTCATACTAACTTCGCTATTGAAGCCATTCAACAAACTTTTAACGGAACTCCCAATTTTGGCAATCGCGTAACTTGCCAAATATCAAGAAATGGCGATTTAATACATCGTGTATATTTAGCGGTTGTTAATTATTCATCTGGAATTAATGTATGTCCTTATTTTGGTCTTCGTTTAATAAATTATGTAGAAATTGAAATAGGTGGTCAAAAAATAGATAAACATTATTCTCATTGGATGTATGTATGGAATGAACTTTCTTTACCCGTTTCAAAGAAAGATGCCTACAAAAAAATGGTTGGTGCCAATGATAAACTAAAGTCTTTAACTAATGCTAATCTATATATCCCTTTGGAGTTCTGGTTCTGCCGTAATGTTGGTCTTGCTCTCCCTTTAATCGCCTTACAATATCATGAAGTAAAAATAAACATTTTATTTGAAACTAAAGATAATTGCCTCGGTAATACAGGTGAACTTCTCGATTTAACTTCAACTACTTTGTGGGTTGATTACATATTCTTAGATACCGATGAACGCCGAAGATTCGCTCAATTATCCCACGAATATTTAATAGAACAATTACAATTTACTGGAACTGAAAGTATTAATGATTCTGCTACTAGCATAAAACCTAAACTTTCTTTCAATCACCCCTGCAAAGAATTAGTATGGTTCTGTGCTTCAAGCCACTCAGCCACTAAAGCAACTATTAATAATAACTGGGTTAACTATTCAACAGGTAATAATGGATATGCCGCAGATAATTCTGAATTATTCAAAGAGACAAGTGCAATAACTTCTACCAATCCTATAAAAACTGCTAAACTCGTATTAAATGGAAATGACCGTTTCTCCGCAAGACCTGGCTCTTATTTTAATTTAATACAACCGTTTCAGCACCACGAAAATATACCTTCAAATTCGGGTATTAACGTTTATTCATTCGCTCTAAAACCTGAAGAACATCAACCAAGTGGCACTCTTAACATGTCTCGTATTGATACCGCTGTTCTCAATTTAGATGTTACCTCGAGTATGACTGGCTCGAAAAATCTTCATGTATATGCTGTAAATTACAACGTTCTTCGCATACTTTCGGGTATGGGCGGCCTTGCTTATTCAAATTAAATTATATTATTTATATATGTTGTTAAATTGCTATAATGTTTCTTTTTTTTTTCTCCTCTAATAGTATAAAGAATATAGCGTAAATGGGTGGTGGTCTTCTTCAATTAGTTGCTTATGGTGCTCAGGATGTTTATTTAACTGGTAATCCTCAAATTACCTTTTTCAAAGTAGTTTATCGTCGTCATACTAACTTCGCTATTGAAGCAATTCAACAAACAGCATCGGGAAGTAATTCTCTCGGTTCTCGTGCCACTTATCAAATTACTCGCAATGGTGATTTAATACACAGAGTATATTTTTACGGAAAATTAAAAAACACTTCAACTGATAGACATTTAGCGTTAGTTCCTAACGTTGGACAAAAATTATTAAAAACCGTTGAATTAGAAATCGGTGGTCAACGTATAGATAAGCATTATTCTGAATGGCTTTACATATGGAATGAACTTTCATTACCATATGGCAAACGCGAAGGATATTATAAAATGATTGGTGCAAATAAAGAAAATTGCTGTTCTGAATTAGCAGAAGCAACTTCTTACGAATTATATGTTCCTCTAGAATTTTGGTTCTGCCGCAATGTAGGTCTCGCGCTTCCCTTAATCGCCTTACAATATCACGAAGTAAAAATAAATATTGAATATGAATCTGCTGATAACTTATGTGACACAAGTCCTTCTAATTATTGCGTTGAACAAGATAAACCCGATGGCGTACCGAATAGTACTACTACTCTTTTCTCTGCTACAAAATCAGTATTAACTTTAGATGAACCAACATTATGGGTTGATTATATATTCTTAGATACTGATGAACGCAGAAGATTCGCCCAATTATCACACGAATATTTAATAGAACAATTACAATTTACCGGAACCGACACTATAACCACTTCGGGAAATAATTCTGATTCCATGAAAAGTCTAAGAATGAATTTCAATCATCCTTGTAAAGAACTTGTATGGACTATTAAAAAATCAGACGAATCGTCTGTATATTGGAATAACTTTTCAACATCTGTAAGAGATGCTAATGCCGGAACTGGTACAGGTAATACTTATAATAACTATGTAACCTCGACTAATCCCGTAATGCAAGCAAAAATAATGCTTAACGGAAATGATCGTTTTGCTACAAGACAAGGCGAATATTTCTCATTAGTCCAACCCTATCAACATCACGAAAACACTCCCGATATGTACCACAAGGGCATCAACGTATATTCATTCGCTCTTAAACCCGAAGAACATCAACCAAGTGGCACTCTCAATATGTCTCGTATTGATACCGCGGTTCTATCGTTGTCATCTAAAATTACTGGAACTATATTTATATTTGCGGTAAATTACAATGTCTTGAGAATATTATCTGGTATGGGTGGTCTCGCCTATTCCAATTAAATATGATATCTATGATATCTATGATATCTATGATATCTGCGATACCCACAATACAATATTTTCGTTTTTTAATTTATAATTATTATCTATTGATAATATTATATTATATAAAATTTTTGATATTTGTATTGATGTCTTATGGATATCATTAATATACCTATTATTTTTGTTTTTTTCATTAAAATAATATGAAATAATATCTTCTAAATAAGGCAAGCATCCTTTATTCATTGAATTGGTATATTTATACGCATTTATTTTATATCTCATATACAAACTTTCTTTATATGTAAGAATTTTGTAGTTTTTAAAACTTTTCCTAACCTTATTTAGTATTTTCTTATAATCATTATTAATCTCATAACTAACTTTTTGAATTAAATAAGATTTTAAGATATCACAATTATACTTATTTCTTTTATCTTCGACTATACTTTTTAAATTTGTCTCTTTTTAACAAAGATATTAGACGACTTATTTATTTCACTCAACTTGTTGAGTTCATAATAGCCTTGCAAATACCTAACAATTTGCGGGTAGCATATTAAAGTTTAATATA